ATGAGATTGCTCAACAAGCAGGCACAGTTCAAACATTAGAAGGTCCTGTTAATTATCAAGCAGGTCATTATATTATGACTGGACCAAAAGGCGAGCAATATCCTATTACTCCAGAGAAGTTTCGCAGTCTTAAAGATGACCTGGGCAATGGCATTGCCGCACCCAAGAAGATTCCTAAGGTAGCTAAACTTGCAGACCATGATGGTGTTATACATACATCGTGGGGCGACTTAAATTATACAGCAGGCAATGATTATATTGTCAGGCATGGCGCTAACGACTACGGTGCAGTAAAGAAAGATATCTTTGCTCAAACTTATGATATTAGTCAATCATAATGAAAAAGCTAACAATAAAAGAACGTATTGCCCGTGCTAATTATCTCAGGAATACAATGTCTAATTTCAACTATATAAGACTATTAAAAGAAGACTATCCAAATATGACTATCACAGAATCTACTAAGATGGTCATTGATAAAATTAAACAAGGTTTATAATATGCAAGTAAGAGTAAAAGAACAACAAGAAGAATTTGGCGCCTGCGGTTGCGGAAGAAGTCCTAATGGTAAATGTATCGGCTGGCACGGATTGACTGAAGAAGAATTTCAAAAGGTACTATCAGAATATGAAGAACGTTTATTTGAAGACGGAGCAGGAATATGAAAGTAGAAATTTATACAAAGGACGCATGTCCGTATTGCGTACAAGCAAAAAACTTGTTTAAAAGCCGAGGCTGGGAGTTTACAGAACACCATATCAATGCAACAACAAGAGATACGTTGTTAGAAAATCTAACAACAAGATTAGGGGAATCACCACGTACCGTGCCTCAAATCTTTATTGATGATCAGGCCATTGGTGGTTATACTGATCTAGTAACGTGGTTAAAAACTCACTAAATATATAATATGTTAAAAGAAAACAAAATTGGTCATACGGTCAGTATGAAACTAGCTAACGGCGACGAAGTTGTTGGCAAAATTACAGGTCAAACCTCAGAAGGTCTTACTATCAGTAAGCCAGTTATTCTAGCTGCCAGCAGAGACGGACTTCAAATGATTCCGTTTATGATGACAGCAGAACCTACCAGCGACTTTATATTTAAATCGCATACGATTATGTGTGTAGCAGACACCAACGAACAAGTAAGTGATGCTTACCTAGAAAGTACAACTGGCATTAAGCCAGTTAGAAACTCCAGTAGTATCATAGTATAATATGCCAGAAGTACACAGATTACTCGATACAAACACCGCTGGCGCTCCTATCGTTGAAGTAATTCAAAATTCTGTGTACACAAATTGGCAGTTAACAAGTGTAGACGGAAGCATAGTCGAAGGGCACGGTACAGGACTTCATAGTAGTCCTTTAACTGCTAATGGAAGTAAGTCTGTTTTTATCGAATATATTCCTGTTAATCGTTTGGGTGATGAAGACACTTGCGGGCATCCTAGAGCTGTAGGTAGCCAAGACGTATTAATCGATGACAATAATAATGATGGTACAGATATCGAAATATCAAAACCAGAAATAGGTACACGAATAGTAAGCGGCCGCGTTATATATGAAAATACCCCTGCGGGTATTGCCGCCCTGGTAAGAGACGAAAAAAAAGTTTCACCTGCAATGCCTGCATATCACGAAGAAAAAGCAACAGATGCTCCTCCAAATCAAGAAAATCCGCCTCCGCAACCAGTCCCGCCTGAAGGATGTAAAAACAGTAAATATTTTGCCCTTGTTGATAGTAAAATGCCTATCGAAGCTCAAATGAGTTTAACAAAAGAACAAATAGAATGTAATTGGATAGCATTATGTACAAATATATTAGATAAGATAAGAGATGATGGATTTAATTTTAAAATAAACAGCGCATTTAGAACGTTGGCTTATAATAGAAGTATCGGTAGTAGCGACGGTTCTGATCATACGATTGGATGTGCCGCTGATATTAGCGCAGGTAGTCAAGAAGCTAACAAAAAATTATTTAAAGCATTATTGAATAAATATCCATATAGCCAGTTAATATTTGAAGGTAACTGGGTACACGTTGCATATGGTGGCCGCGGCCCAAAAGGCAATGCCAAGGTCATGTATACATATTCTGGAAGATCTCCTCAAGTTGCCGGAGCCAGCGGAGACAATTTACCAAACGATTTAAAAACAGCATAATATGTTAAACCCATTAAAAATAAGTTTCCCAACTCCACTACCAAAGAATGAAAAAGATCTTATCTGCATGTTATTGGCTGGTAGACTAAAAGATTTACTCAACGGTAGATTAGTATGTGCTCAACTAGCAGTTGATGATTTGATTAAAGATGTAACGGGTATTAGCGCATTAAATACTCTAAGGGATTCATTAGTAAAAATGAAATCGTCGATTAATGATCTCAAAACAGCTACTGGTTACGATAAAATATTACATGGAGTTAATCAAGCATTGGGTCAAGTTAATAATGTATTCAGTTTAGGAGGACTATGCCCTAGTCCGGTTCATCCTCCGGTAATTCCAGATTTAGTAGCACAACTAAATTCTAATCTTTTTGGCCAAGCTGGAAATATTTTAAATGCCTTGGGTAAAGTTGCCAATCCTAGTATGTGTTTAGGTGGGGGCTCAAGAGGGTTTGGTATAAATTGGAACAGTATGCCGGGAGATTTAAAAAATCTCAAAAACGCAGTTGCCGGATTTAAACGAGATCCCGGCAATTTTCAAGCATCTATAAATGCATTCAATCAGAATTTAAAATCTCAAACATCTAGATTAAAATCAGAAGTCAAACGCTTGGAACAAAATTTATCAGATCCTCTTGGATTAAACGGTAAACTTAATACCGCAAGAAATTTAGAACGTGTTAAAAGCGTCAGCGATGGATATCCAGTAAAAGATGCCAATGGCATTTTACATGCTAACGTGTTGAAATCAATGGTACCAGCTGATATCGAGTCAGTAATAGACAATATACGCTATCCTAATAATCCAGATCCTATAAAATACAACTTAGATAATACTCCGATTAAATATACAACTAAGCCGATATTAGATTATTGTGGAGAAATTGTAGGCTACGAAAAAGTAGCAATTACCGGCGATAGTGCCTATATCGGTTGGGATCCAAATGGAGATCAATCTTTAAATACAGACAATCCAACTATTAATCCTATTGCAGGATATTCTAGTTATACATACACTTTTCAACAAGATGGGTCTGCTGTCAATGTTTACAAAACAGACGGGTTAAAGGCTACTTCACTAACATTGACCAGAGGAGTTGCATATAGAATTAACTTTGATCTTATTAATAAGGCCATACAATTTTATTCAGATTCGACATTTACTACGCTATGGTTTAAAGGTTTTACTTATAGTAGAAATCCAGCATATGGAAAAGATATGGAAATGTTAATTCCAGATGCTACTACTAAATTTGTAAGAGGAGAACTAGATTGGGCAGTTCTCCTTGAAAACCCTACAACGCCAAACACGATATATTGGAAGACAACTGATAGTAGTTCGTCTGGAAGTTTTAGTATCGATGGTTTAGAAAGCATTCCGGTAGCTGATAGAACATATGATTTATCTATGGCTGTTAGAAAATCTTTGTTACAATTAATACATGTAACCGAACCTCAATATGGAGTACAGTATGAAAATTCGGTTACTACTAGAACATACAATGCACGGACTAGAGCATATGATGCAACCGGTAGTGTAGTTAGTACAATGACTGATGATTCAATTTTAACGGTAGTTACAGACGATCCTGATATAACTGATGGAAAAATAATTAAAACAATAACTAAATTTAATGATACTAAAAAATTAATAACCAAGCGATATGTAAGTACAGAGAACGGATTGGAATACAATAACATATATTATTATATTGTTCCAAACACAGATCCTACCGAAGCGGCCGCAACATTTTGTGTCTTTGTGCATTTAGATATACCGTTAATATTATTAAATTCTTCCAAACTTCCATATGTAGATCATTGTGCTTATAAATTAACTTATATGACTAAAGTTAACGGAGAATTTATACCACCTACTGAACCTATATCTAATTCCGACGACTCTACATTTGAACTAATTACAAAAGGTTCGAAACAATTTATTCGTTGGAATTTAACATCTAATAATGAATCTGAAATTTCATCAATGCCAAAGAACGATTTTATTTTTCAAACAGACATAGAAATAGATCCAGTTGATACAAAAAGAACATTTATAGATTCAAATCCAGTTGAGTATAGAACATATTTCTATGTTAAATTTGGAGACGGAACCGCGTTCGATTCAACTATTATTTCAAACGGAAATGTAGTTGCACCACCAATTCCACTACCGACACCGATGCCGGTACCAACTCCAATTAGCAGTAGTTCAACTGCATTTGGATTATCATTAATATTCGGATAACATTATGTCAGAACCAAACTTATTAGCACCTGCTTCACTCAAAGGTAAAACAAAATATGTATACGGGCCTTCTAGCTCCCCGTTGGAAATTATATCCAATCCAGTGGGCTCTAATAAAATATTTAAAATAAATGTAGTATCTGTTATTTACGATGAAATAACTGTGGGAGAAAAACCTATCGGATTAATTTTAATAGATAGTACTCAAGGTAACAATTTTAAATTTGATAGAATTTCCTATACATTTATGAATTCTTCAACGGCTTCAGGTAGATACAAAATCATTAATAAAAACGAAATGATATATTTACAAGAAGGTGATAAGTTAAAATATGCAGTAGAAAAAGGATCAAGTGCTAATGTTTATTTTACAACTTCCTACGAAGAAATAAATTAATTTGGCAAACCATCATTTGACATAAAGTCGAACTTAGTATATAATTAGGCACTAGGAGTAATTCTAATGCTTAAACAAATTGCCAACTTCCTTACCAAACTTGGTAGACAGCGTATTATTTTGGACAGGGAAAGTAATGAACCGTATTTGGAACGTTATTACATCTTTCTCAAAGAACGTAAACTGTTTCCATTTAATATCTTTTTACACAAATTCTTAAAGAGTGATCCTGACGATGTACATGATCATCCGTGGCCCTATGCTACACTTATTTTAAAAGGTGGCTATTGGGAATGGATTCCTCACTTTGATACAGTAGGCAGAAAAATTGGAGAATACCAAGTATGGCGCGGCCCAGGTAGTTTTCGAGTCTGCGGTGCAACAAGCTATCATAGAATCGAACTCGATCCAACTATAGAATGTTGGACAATGTTTATGCCCGGTCCTCAAAAACGTGAATGGGGATTTTTAGTCAACAACAAATGGATACACAATGACGAATACATTAAACAACGAACTGCTAACAAAGTCCAGTAATTGGACTGACCAAGAATGGTTAGATTTCAGAACTGATCTAGTCGAACAATTAAAGTTTGGCACAGTCACTGTTAACTTTACTAAAAAAGATGGCGATAGTAGAACAATGCAATGTACACTTAATCCTACATTTCTTCCTCCTTTCTTATTAAAAGAAGATGTAGGCAATAAAAAAGAAAATACTAATATCATTTCTGTGTTTGACGTCAATGCCAAAGGGTGGCGCAGTTTTGTTGTAAAGAATGTTAAAGAAATAAACGTATGAAAAGATATTATTTTGCCTATGGCATGAATACTAACATTGGCGAGATGGCTAGCCGTTGTCCCAAGGCTGTCAATCTCGGTCGTTGTACATTAACTGGCTTTGAATTAAAGTTTAGACTTCATGCTGACATTGACGAAGTTGCAGGCAGTGAAATGGAAGGTGTACTTTGGGATATCACCGAGGACTGTGAACGTGCATTGGATCGACTAGAAGGCTATCCATATTACTATGACAAAATTGAGGTAGTAGTTAATACAACTAATCCAGTAAATAACAATTCACATATTGTTGCCATGGCATACATTATGACTAGTAAGGGCGCAGAAGAAGCTCCTAGTACTGGTTACGAAGATTGTTTAATTGAAGGTTATACAGCAAATGGATTGGATGTGGATAAGTTGACAACAAAGATTGATTCACTTATAATTAGTCAAATAGGCTATGTATAAACAAGACAGCGTTCATCAAGTCTTATTGGATTATAAGATTACTATTACTGGCAGTAAAGTAAAGCGTCAGTACGATGCAAATCCATTTACACATATTAACACAAGTTGGGATGATCCTGTTTCTTATAAAGAAGAACATGTTCCTATGATTATTACAGAGATGCCAGAACGAGAATTTACGGCAATGGCAGATACGTTATGTGAGTTTAGAGATTTAATAAGAGATCCAGAAACAGCAAAACTGTTAATGGAAGCAAGATTTATAAATAGATTAAAAGGAAACAGATAATATGGCACACCACACACATTACTGGAGTTGCACTCCTTTTGCAGACTGGCTTCGCGGCACTAAGAAGCTCAGTGCAGGTACAGCAGAAGAATGGGATGATTGGACTACTACTGCACAAATGAAACACAATTTTCGATACTGGTTGGCAGAAGAAGCTCTGGGGCACATTCAAGATTTTGTTACATGGCCTATTAGAAAGATTTACGATGTTAAGTACTACATTAACAATCGTTGGGTTACTCGCACTCACAGTCTTACTGCTCATGCCAAGGACATCAAACCTGGTCAGTGGCAGGATGTGGGTAATCGCTTTTTGCCTTGCTTATTCAATGAGCTTGTGGACTTTGTTGAAATAGAAACAGCATGGAGTCATATTGCTTGGGGAGAGAAAGAAGATCGTGCCAAATACAATCCTCCTTTCTATGCCAGTGGTTGGTGGCGTTGGAGAACATGGCGTTGCCCACAGGCAGGTCTTGATAATCTTAAATGGCAAAGTGAATTGATACACAACTAAGATTACTGCAAAGACCAACCTTACTACATGAAGCCTACACCGCAGGCAATAAAAGCACAGGAAATTTTAGCGTTGTATACTTGGTGGACTGAAGTTTATCCTAATCGTCCTGATGCATACGATGCCAGTGGTTGGACAGACTACTGCGAAGCAAGTAGATTGTCAAATGGCGGCAAGATAAATTGGAGTAGTGATAAATCACCCGAGCTTAAAAAACAAAGTAGCAAAGCACATAAAGCTCTTCAAAAGCTAGAAGCAGACTACGAAAAAGAAGACACTGACATGATGATTAGACTTATTAAAGTTAGACACGGACTATGGACTTAAACAAAAATTATTGTAAGTGTGGTAAAAAGAAATCGCATTCTGAAGAATATGATGCATATTATTGCAAGGCCTGTAATGAATGGTTAGAAGATAAGTGTGATGATACAACTTGTGGGTATTGCAATTCTAGACCATTAACACCAAATGACCAAAAAATTAATACTAATTCTTTGTGAACCTCGTACTGGTAGTAACTTGCTCTGCGAAGCAATGGAATCTTATGTAGATTTACAATGTATTAATGAGTTTTACTTATCTCCACATATTAATCTATACGTTAAAGAAAATCAAATACCTGATGATCTGCCACATAAACGATTAACACAACAGCAACAAGATAAATTGTTTGCATTGTTAGATGTCGAAGACGGTGATTACTTTAATTTATTAGTTAACATTTACAAGCAACCAGTAGAATCTTTAGTTGAATTATACAATGCAACAGATAAAACCCTAGTGGTTAAAATAATGCACAAGCATTTTAAAGATCTAAGTTTAGACAAATTAATAGATTTACCATTTGTTGAAGTTATTGTTCTAGATAGATCTAACAAGTTAGAAGAATATGTCAGTCATAGAAAAGCCATAGAATTCGACAAATGGTATAACGCAGATACCAGTGATCTTAAAATCACTGTTGACATTGATAAATTCTTAGAAAGAAAACACACATCATTAGATTGGTATAAGCAGATACGGTCAATGTTATCAAACAAGCAGTATCTAGAATTAAACTATGAAAAAGATTTGCAACAGTTTGATCAAAACGAATTTTGTAAAATGTTTGATTCTTGGTTATTAAAAATTGGTGTTAATATTGAAAAAACTAAACATAAGATGAAATTTTTTAAGAAACAAAATAATAGCCCAGTTGAAAATAGTATTTTAAACTATGATGATATTGTCAACAAATTAAACACTTAAAACGTTAAATATATAACAAGGAGATAATTATGAAAAAATTATTCATCACTCTAGCACTAGCCTGTGTAACATTGCCAGTACTGGCACAACATCACGGACATGGTTTTCGTCATCATGGACACCACCATGGTCATTATCGTGGACCAGGATATGGCAACTGGGTAGCACCATTGATCATCGGTGGCGCAATTGGTTATACATTAACTCGTCCTGCGCCGGTGATTATACAACAACCAATATATGTTGACCAACAACCATTGACAATAGATCAAAACTGTGGACCATGGAAAGAAGTTCATTCTTCTGATGGCAGAATCTATCGCGAAAGAACTTGTACTAATTAAGACATCAACTTTAATGCGTTGATAAAATTGTCGGTCCAATCAGCGTGACATTTTTCCCACATGCCGAAGTGAGTCGCGGTATCTATTATTATTGTTTCTTCTAAATTAGGTCTAACATAATTTGCAAAATTTGCAAATACACCAAAATATGGGGAATTTGGCTGATCAGCGCATTCTGCATCATGGCTTCCTTTTACAATAACAACAGGGCAATTTACGTCTTTCATATCCCATCCGTGATAATTATTCATCGAATAGTACACCGCAATATCTGCAACAATGTCACTAGGACCGTACCATGATCGAGGTGTAGTAAAGTTTTTAAAAGTAGATAATTTATTTAAAAATAGTTCTTCCCAGTTATCTACCTTTTCACTATGCCCTGGCATAATATCACTTACATTTTTAAATCTTACAGATTTCATTAAATCTATATCATTGATCATGTATAAGTTATTTGCATTTCTTTCTTTTTTAAATTTTTCAACCATATTATTATGTTCGGGTAAAACAGGTCCAAGTGCAAGTATTCCTGAAACATTTTTTTTAGAAGCGGCTATAAACGGAATAGGACTGGTAGTTGAATAACCTTGTAGGAAAATCTTATTATAATTATTTTCAATAGAAGTTATTGCTAATACTAGTTGATCAGCAACCTGTTGCCTAGTATATAAATCAGGAATATAACCTTGACTGTTACCATACATGATAGGATCTAAACAGCCTACATCATAACCATTTATTAACAACTTATCAATAACTGAATCCCCATTGTCAAATATTGGTAATCCAAAAAACATCTCGGGAGGAAGAGTCTGTCCAGGTAATAATATAATTATTTTTGAATTATTATTAGTGTATAGGCTAAATTTTGCAAAACCGTAATGTTTGTAAGGTATATCAATACGTTGTGGTCCATGTGTTATCATTTAATTTAATATCCATTGCTGTTTGTAATTTATCAAAAATATCATTATTAGTGAATGTTTTATCTTCTATATTTCTAACTGTAATAAAATTACCGGCAGTTGAGCCAAGTGCGGCAAAATCAAAATCTTTTATTTTTTCTTGTTTAATATCTTTCTTTGTAAAATTAATATTAAGCTCATTGCAAAGTCGTTCTAATGCAACTACAGTGATACCCCCAAGACAGTTCCTTGCTGGTGCAATAACAGTATCTCCTTGAATAAACCATATATTAAATCCAGGACCTTCAGTGATATTACCTTCATAGTCGAGTAGTATAGAAGTATCAAATCCTCGATCATTTGCTTCCCACTGAGCAACAGTCAAATCATTCCAAGCAAAGTTTTTATATTTTTGATTAATGGAAAAATCAGGAACTCGAATAGTTTTTGCTATGCACACACTGGCAGAGTTTTCTTTATTAAAGCCAAAATAAGGTTTAACATAAATGAACATATTATTTTTAGCCGAGGACATATCTCTGGGATTACCGCTAGTAGGAATACCACGAGTCACTCCAATCCAAATTAACAAATCATCATAATTACTTTTACGACATAATTCATAAATGATGCCTTTGATTTCTTGTCTATCAACAGGTAAATCAAATCTCCAATAATTTGAACTTTGTTCGAATCTGTCTAAATGGTCGTCTAGTAAAAATATTTTTTTATCTTTAACAGAAATAACATCATATGTTCCGTCACAATGTATTAGTCCGAGATCCAATACAGATATTTTTAAATCTTTGATTTGGCAAAATTTGCCGTTGTGCCAAGCAGGAAAATCAGTTATAATCATAGTACGATATTTATAGATTGAATATTGTTTTAATTGACTAAGTATGTTATGAATAAACTCTGCATCAATAACATTTTATGAATTCTGCTAAAATACTTGCTAAAAATATTAGAATGGGTTCGGGTAATCATGGCCTAACAGAAGATCAACTTTATGAAATTTTTAAAGATTCTAATATAGAGCAATTAGCATATAGTTTAAAAAAATGTGCAGAACTTAGCGGAGTTGAATATTTTGTAACACAGTTAAAAACTACAGTCAAACCTAATTTTACTGAATTTACTAAGTGGCATCATATCGATGAACAATGGAATGAATCTTGGGGTTTTGAAAAAACTCATCCAGGATGTTATATATATGGTGTGTTTAAAGATACCCCAGCAAATGCTCCAGCAGATTTCTTAGCAGAAGAAGTAATCTATATTGGAGAAAGTAGAGCAGTGACTAGGAATTGTATGTTAGGTAGACGGACAGATTTTAAAGGAACGATACGTAACAATAGACTTAGTCCATACGGATGTGGAACAGCATTTAAAGAAAACTTTGATTTAAAGTTAATAGATAAATGTTATCAGGCATACTTACCTATGCATCCCAGTTTGTGTAAAGATATCGAATTAGAGTTATTAACAGAATTTTATGTTAAGTATAATAAAATTCCTGTCTGTAATCCTAGTTTGGATTTAGTTAGAGTTAAAAAATTAACATCAAAAAATATTTTATGAAAATCCTATTATTATTATTCACGGCTACATTCTTAACAGGATGTAGCCTAATGCACGGTGTATTGATTGACGATCTTAGTGCTTGCTTTGAAGCACAGAAATCAATGAGCAGAGATCAAACAATGCGGGACATAGCTGTACTAGAGATGGCAAAAAATGCCAATGATCAAACAAAAATGGCAGCTATAGCTCAAATTAATAATAGATCACAACAAACCCTTACTTGTAAGTAGTTTAAAATAAGGTTTTTTTAAGGATTGTAATATATCCTTAAGATATCATAGTATAAATACATTACTATGAAAAAACTACTCACATTACTCCTTGTACTTGTTACTTCATTAGCATCTGCACAGATGCCGACGTCAACAGTACCCCTACCCGCAGATATTGCCGCAATTAAGAAAGCCAATGTTCTTATTGTAGCAATGACCAAAAAAGATAATCCTCCATTCTTCAGTGGTGATGAGGAAACTATACATGGTCTTGACGTTGAGATTGCTCGACGAATTGGTGTCCTACTTGGAGTGCCAGTGCAGTTTAGAAGAGACGCAGAAAGTTTTGCCGAAGTTGTTGAACAAGTTCGTGAAGGTAAAGCAGACATAGCAGTTAGTAAACTATCAGTAACCGGTCCTCGTTTACAAGTTGTTAGATTCAGCGATCCTTATATTAAACTAAGACAGAGTTTGGTTATTAATCGACTATGGTTGAGTCAAAACAGCCAAGGTCGCGAAGTGTACCAAGTGATCAGAGAATTTAATGGCAAGATTAGTTTTATCAAGAACTCAAGTTACGATACATTTGCTCGTGTAAACTTTCCAAACGCAGTATTCCTGCCTGAAGAAAAATGGGATGTGATTATTGATAAAGTTATTAGAGGTGACATTGCAGCCGCTTATCGTGATGAATTTGAAATTAAGAAAATTGCTTTTGAAAAACCAGAAGCCGCAATTACAACAAAGTCAATTACAATCAGTGACAGCGTGGACAATATTGCTATTGCAGTACATCCAAAAGCACTTCAATTGTTAAGCATTGTTAATTACGTTATTAAAAATGAATACAACAACATTGACACTAAAAAGTTAATGGATAGATATAAAGCAGAAAAGAAATAAGGACACATCATGACAACATCACATTTAAAAAGTTTCCTGGTTAGTCCTTGGACTATTTTAGGATCAATTATAGTAGGTATTTTAAGCGGAGTTTATGCTCCGGAGTTTAGCATTGGTCTAGACAGCATCGGTAGCATCTATATCAGCTTACTTAAAGTTGTGGTATTACCATTCTTATTAGCAACTATTTTAGTTGGTATTATTGGCTTACTACAAAAAGAAGGTAGTCAACAACTAATTCGTAAAATCATTATTGGCTTTGTGTGCAGTATGTTTATTGCCGCAACTATTGGTGTAGGTACAGTTGTACTAACAGGTACAGAAATGACACCCGAAAAGAAAACACAACTTGGTGCTTTGGTTAATAACAAAGACACAGGCACCGACTTAAACATTACTCTTAAAGAACCAATGCCAGTGGCAGCAGAAGTTAGTGCTGGTAAAATGGCAGAGAAGTTTATTCCAGAAAACATTTTTGCTACATTAAACAATGGTGAGAGTTTGAAGATTGTTATCTTCTGTTTGATATTCGGTGTTGCCCTTGGTCACTTACAAACTGAAGGCCAGCGTATGTTAGTTGAAGTACTAAAGAGTATTCAACAAGCCAGTATTAGTATTTTTAAATTCCTCAATTACTTCCTACCAATAGCATTGTTAGCTATGATTTCATCACAGGTGGGTAAAGTTGGTGTAGGTATTTTTATGACTATGTTCGACTTTGTAATGCAACAAGCAATTGGTGGCTTCTTGGTTATTGCCTTAGGTACTGTTGTAATTTGGATGCGCTCTGGATTGAGTCTTAGTACAGTTGTTAAAGAAACTAAAGAAACATTAATTGTTGCTGTTAGTTCGCGCAGTTCATTAGCCTGTATCCCATACGCACAAGAAGCACTACACAGATTGCATTTTGACAAAGGCGGAGTTGAACTAACTGTTCCACTAAGTTTCACTGTTAATCGTATTGGTAGTATTGTTTACTATGCTATTGCCACAGTATTCATTGCCAACATTTATGATGCACCACTGGGTGTTACAGGATTGTTAGTTGTATTGTTGGGTAGTATTCTTGCTGGTTTAGCAAGTGCAGGTACAACAGGTATCCTTACAGTTGCCACAGTAGCAGTTGTTTGTGATTTATTGAAACTACCAAGCGAAGCGGTTTTAGTATTGTTGATTGCAGTTGATCCATTAATGGATATGATTCGCACAGCAAGTCACGTACACGGCAACGTAGCAGTTACAGCATTTGTCTGTGACAAAGAGGCACCGGAAAGTGGACAAACTTAAAGATTTTCTTTTAAGTTTATTAACATATATAGGCGAAAGTCCATTTCGCTTATTCACAGTTGTCTTTCTCTGTATACTAGGCTTTGGCGGCTGGGTTGTTTATTCCGAGAAAGATGCTTTTTTAGCAAGTTATCGTGCTCAACAAGCCATGCCCAAGATGAATGGCAAGTACGAAGAAGCTTATAAGTTTTTACTTTCTCAAGCCAATGCAGACATGGTAGCGATATTAGAAGTAAACACGTTGTCTAACACACGCAAGGTAGCATTTTTATCTACCAAGGACGGTGGCAGAGAACGGGCACACGATGGATTTAATGTTGGTTTATTCTCTAAAAACTATGACAACAACAACGATGTAATTGGCTTAATGTCAGGTAAGATTCCCTGTAGTCCTTATCTCAAACCGCAGAGTTTTATTGGATTTGTTTATCGTGATTACGGTGTTAACTACATGTGCCGTATCAGTGTTCCTGCTGAGCCTGGAGTATTCAT